TATCTTGCAACTAAGATTTCAATTTCTACAGATAAATTAGGATGAGGATTTTCTATAATTATTCCATTGTCATATGATAGATTCCATCCTGTAGTTGGATTTAATTCAGAATCTATTCTATCCCCGCTAAGTATCATTATTTCACCCAGATTGTTAGTTTTTCCTGAATATGTCCAATTAATGAATTTATTAACCGTTGTAGTTTCAATTGGATATTTTACAGTAAATGCTATAAACCTTACATATCCATCTTTATCTCCTATATCGCTTTGGGCAAGTAAAAAAGAATCTTCTGGTTTTAAATTATATCTGGTTTTAGCATAGCTAGTTAAGTCCATAGAATATAAACTAAGGTCAAAAATATTAGTTAATGAACTTTCTTCTAAAATTAAACTAGATCTTTCAAAAAGAAATCCATTTAGATTCGGTGCAGGACATATAATAGGGGAAGTAGCCATTAATTTGCTGTTATTATTTTTAATTTTACCACATGAGAATTTGGGTTAGTAAAATAAAAGCCCTTAGAATTCCAGCCATTTCCAGTAGCTCCTTTTTTTATTGCTCCACTTAAAGAAAGAAAATCACCCATCACGTAATTTTCAAGGTTATTATCATCTTTTCCTGATGCACCATAACTCCAATATAATGACTTTTGGTTTTCGGGGGATTCAGGAAGATATTCGGCTTTAGCAAAAAGGAATCCTAATATATCGTTAGTGTTACTAAAATTTCCGGGGTCGAAATAAAAATAGGATTCTGGTTTAATAGCAAATGTTTGATTTTGAAATCCAGAAAAATCTTGAAGAGGATGAAAAAATTTAGATAAATTTATAGACTCCTCTAAATATTGTTTCCAAACTATATTAAAAGATTCGTGAAAAAATTTTATTTTTCTAGATTCGTTAAAGTCACAAAATGTTAATTGGACTCTTTCAATATCTTTTTTATTTTTTGCTATAATAGTATATTCGGACTCGAATTTATCTCCGCTAGCTCCTGGGGGAACAGGTCCAGTTGCATTTCCTTCTAGTATATTTGGTAATCCTGCCATTTTTATTTTAAATTTTCAGGGTATCTTTTTACAAGATCTATTTTTTCTTGGTTTTTATTAAGGTTTACATTAGGCATTTCTGAATAATGATCTGGACTTATTAGTTCTCCTTTTTTTGTTTCAGTAGTACTATTTCCTCCATCGACTTCTATTATTTTTAGCTCCTTTTTTGTTAAATCCTCCTTTTTTGTTAAATCCTCCGGATTTACAATATTATTTACCTCAGTCTCCTTTATATTATTTTTATCTGGGACATTTTTAATATCTTTATTTTCTTCCAAAATAATTTCCTGGTCTATTTTAGAATTTTCTGGTTTTATATAATCTACTAAACTTTTAATAAAACCTAAAGCTATTAAAGGCAAAATAGCTCCGCTAATAACAGAAAGAATTCTTTTTTGGTATAGAACATCTTCTTCAACTAAGTCAAAAAGCTCAATCCATCCAGAAAAATTTTCCAGGTTAGTAAATGCATAGTATGTATTACCCATAGCCTGCATTAAAGTAAGTACTATGAATAAAACCCAAACTAAACTTTTATTCATTTTTTTAAGAACTATTATAGAAGCTAAAGATGCTGCAGCACCTACTTCAAATGCAACAGCTAATGATATAGATAGCCATTCAGGATTAGATAACCTAAAAAATTCTATAACATGTATTGTAGAAATTAATGACACCATAAGATAAAGAGTAACAAAAGTTCCTATAATAAAACCAGAAATTATTTTATTTTTCATCATTTTCTATTTTCGTTTTTATATCAGATAATGAAATTTTTCCTTTGTCTAAATCGTCTTCGTATATAAGGTACTGAAACATAACTTTTTTCATTTCCTCGTTAATATCTTTTCTAGTTATAGTGTTTATATTTTCGACTTCTTTGTATGTACTATCTATATAAAATACAGAATCTTTAGAATTTTTTTGTATTTTATCTATATCTCTATTTAATCCGCACTGTTTAAAAAAAAGAATTATTAAAAGGCCCAAAATTATTGCCCAGCTGTGTTTTTTTATTTTTTCAAATGTTTTCATGATTCAAAATTTAATTTTATCTTTACTATATATCAGACTTCTTTATATACAAAAAAAGCACTTTTATAAAAAAGTGCTTTTTAATCAATTGTTATTTTATTTTTACTCCGTGGAAATCCCCTGTTGAAGACCAGCTAACTCATTTTCAAGAGCTTTAAGTTGTCTAACGTCTTCTGATGATCTTTCCAATCCATCATCTAAAACCTTTAGCATATCAATATGCTTATTAGCTTCTATTAAACCTATTCCCTTATTTTTAGAAACAAAATAATGCATAGCTTGTAGAGGTAAAGAATTCATATAAATAAATCCCTCTTTTATTCCGGTTTTATTAATATCCTTTAATGTGTTATTTATTTCAATAACTCCCAGTGCTTCTTTATTTGTCCAGCTAATTTTTTCTAACATAAAAAAATTAAGTCTTTTTAATAAAATTTCGTTCATTTTAACCGAATAAACTTTATCTTTCATTTCTTCGGTTTTATCTAATATTAATTTTTCTGTTATTTCAATAGCCTTTTCATCTATAATAATATCCTTGGAAGAATCACGATTACCATCAGTATCAACTGTATCAACGATATTTTCTTTATTTTCTTTATTTTTTTTCATCCTAAATTTTGTATTTTATATTTATAGTTTGTATATATGTAAAGTTTCGCTTTAAAAAGACCTATTATGGTCCAAATAAATTTTTAACATTTCTCTTAAATCTTTTACTGGGTAAAGTTTAGCCGGGCCCTTTGGTCCTATATGACAAAGAAATCCACCATGGGTTTCTATTCCTATTTCTTCTAGCATTAAACGATATAGACTAATTTGTATGGAATATTCATTGTGGCTATTGGCAAATAAATTAGAAAAGGGTCTATATAATTTTTGGTATTTTCCTTTGGGGTGATTATCGTCTTTAAACTCTTTGTTTGTTTTCCAATCCCCTATAACCAATAAAACCTTTTGTAATTTTTTGTCCCAATATAAAAATGGTTGATCGACGGTACCTGCTAATCTCCATTTTTTAGAAAACATTTTAAGCTCAGGTTTTAAAGGTACAAAATATTTAAGCTTAGAATTATAAATATCTATAAATTTTAAGCATCTTTTTTTAACCTCGTCGGCCGAAGAATTGTAATGAGCTGGAATTATTTCAGAATCCCACGAGATCCAAAAATTTTCAATCCAAGAATGTACTGATGTACCAAGTATATTTGCTACGTCTCCTTTATTTTTCCATTCAGCTAATATTTCTTTAACACTTATTCCTCTTTCTTTAGCTTTTCTTTTAGACCAATATTCCTCTTCAAATTCTTTTTTAAATATTTTAATAAATGTGGTGACTGAATCAAATCTTACATTATTATATGTGTATGCATGCTCTTTTTCTTTAAATATAAAAAGTGGATCGTTAAAATAATTTAGCGCTTTTTCTATTTTAATTTTTTCTAGCTGGAGTATTTTTGGAAATTTTTCTATCAAAATAAAAATAATGCGGTTAGTTTTTTAATGCTACTTAGTAGAAATTCATATAACATTTCCCATTTAAGTGCTAAGTATATAATAGATCCTAAGATAGCTAAAATTCTTAATATATACAAAATAGTAAATTCTCTAAATAGGAAGAACCAGTAAACCAAAAATGCATCACTGTTTTTTATAGGTTCTATACCTATTGTAGTGACCTCGTTTAAATTTAAATCTATTCCAAGGTAATCATTTACCTTACCCATTTCTTCCATTACATAAGCTGGTTTTCCCTCTTCAGGAAAATCTTCAGATTTTGTTATTGCTGGGGGAAGATTAACTACTGTATAAATTCTATTTATCCAATCTACTCTTAATCTAAATTTACTCCATTTAGGAGAATTTTTTGATTCGTCTTTTATTATTTTTTTATATCTAATATAATTACGGATTTCTTTATATAATCTTATAATTCTCATATTTTTATTTTTTTATCTATTAGAGGTTCTTATTTTTTTACGTATTTGACTCCTAGCCCTACGTATTCTTGTTGCTATAGAACGTTTTTTAATATCGTATTTTTCAGCGATATCTTTATATTTCATTCTATTTATTTCTCTATCTATCATTATATTTTTATATAACGGAGGGAGATTTTTTATTTCTTCTATAATATTATTATATATTTCATCAATAGTATCACCTTCATCGTTTGCAAATGCCCATAATGGATCAGGTTCAGCAGGAAGATTTTTCATACTGGAAGCGGCTATAAATTCTACGTCGCTTTCGGTTTTACTTTTATATTTTTTACGGGCCTTTATTATTAGTAAGGATTCATTTTTAGCTATATTATAACACCAAGTAGAAAAATTACCTCGGTCTATGTTATATTGATCAACTTTTTGCCATATTTTTGCCATACAATTAAGGAAAGCATCTTCAGCTAAACTTTTTTCTTTTAATATACCATAGCAATGGTTTATTATACCCGGTCTTAGTCTTTCATATAAATATTTAAAATTTTTATCACTTTTATCTTTTATAAAATTAGTCGCAATTATTTGAATGTCTTTTTCCTTAATCATATGTTATGTTAAATTTTTATTCTAACTAATTCTACCCCGCCTTTAACTAAAAGTGAAAGGGAATCAGTTTTACGGTACAATTCCTGGAATACAACCCTACTTATTCCTGATTGGATTATTAATTTGGCACATTCGTAACATGGTGAAAGGGTAACATATAAGGTAGATCCCTCTGATGTTTGTGTACCCTTTGCCAATTTGGTAATTGCGTTAGCTTCTGCATGTAATACGGAAGAATAAGTAATATCGTTACAATCTTCGCACGGATTGCTAAACCCTGAAGGGGTTCCGTTATAGCCATCCGATATTATAGATTGATTTTTTACTATCAAGCATCCTACTTTTCTTCGGTTACAATGAGAATTTTTTGCCCATATCTGTGACATCTCTAAATATATGAGATCTTTTTCAATTTGTTTCGGACCAATTTTAGATTTCATTTCGTTTAAATTACTAAAAGGTACAGCACATTTTGCATTTTTTAAAAAGATCCAAGAAGATTTTTTCGCTATTTGTCCCGCCTCGCTAAAAAAGAGAGAAGGGATACAGATGTTACTTTCCATATATCTATTGGGTATTTATTAATGTAAATGTAGATAAAAAAATAAAGGTAGCAACGATTATTTATAAATTAATTAAATTTACTATTTGGTCTATATGGTTTACTATCAGAAACTTTAAGTGGGCTCGAAAGGGTTTTTGAAATTTGTCCAAGGATTTTTATTATTTCGGGTCCGTAAACATCAGAGGTTTGCTTTACTACATTTTCTTTATCCTTTCTTTTTAATTGAGGAGATTTTTTTCTTTCTGGTTTTTCTTTATCTGAAATATCAGGGATGCTTATATTTTTATTAGATTCTGAAATAATTTTTATAAGTTCATCAAATTTAGAAGATAGGGTTTCATTACTTTTTATTATTTCATCTATATTGCTATTATTATTATAAGAAGTTTCATTAATTAAAGTTTGCATTTCTTTAACTACAGTTTCATTATTTAAAGGTTCTAATAAATCCGGATCTGTATTTTTTATTATTTCTGGCTTATCTTTAGGTAAGGATTCAAACGAAACTTCCTTTATTATTTCAGTAATATTATTTATAGTATCGTTTATATTAACGTTTTTTAAAAGTTCTTCGTTATTTATTTTTTCTTTTTCGTAAATAGGGTTAATTGTTTCATCTACGGGTTTATTAAAATCCTCTTTTTTAAGTAGATTTTCATTATTAGATTTTTCTAAAGATTTATATTTTTCCGAATCTGTTTCACTTTCTTTTTTTTCTAAATATTTATCAAAACTTAAATCTAATTTAATATCTTCGTTATTTTCTTTTTTTATATCATCACTTACTACATTTTTAACTAAAATTGGCTCTACTTTTTTATCATTTATTTTTTCATCCGTTGGTTTTTTAAAAATAGAAAATAAAGTATCAGCTTTTTTTTCTTGTGTATCAAAGGGAATATCGGCTGGTGTTAACTCTTTTATTAATTCAGGTGGTTTATTTTTAATAGAATCAATAATGGGTTCTATAGGATTTTTTACATTTGGAAATTCTATAGCTTTTTTAAATTCTTTGCTTATATTACTTATTAATTCATCTTGGCTAAAATCTTTATTTTCGTCAGTTTTATTTTCTTCTTTTTCCTCTGGATTTATTTTTATTATTTCTGGTTGAATTCCGCTTATTATAGAATTTTCTTCTGTTTTTTCATTTAAATCCCTATTTTCATTATTGTAAATCTCCGCATCAAAAGATAATATTTTTTTTGCATAGTTTGAAAAAATACTTTCTAGTATTTTAGAATCAAAAATTAATTCAGTGCTACTTTTATCAGAAGCATCTATGGATAAATCAACATTAAAAATAGACTTATCTAAAGCTTCGTCTATAGTTCCTTGGGGTTCTTCCTTTATATTTTTTTGAATTTTTTGAATTATTTCATTAATAGGGAAATCTTTTAAATTTAGGCCGTTTTTTTCTATATTAGAAATAATATCAGATTTAAGTTTATCTAAATCTAGGTTACCGTTATTTTCATTCTTTGAAATTTTTTCTATATTAGAAATAATATCAGATTTAAGTTTATTTAAATTTACGTTACTATTATTTTCAGTTTCTGAAATTTTTTCTTTTATGTCACCCATACCAGAATCTATATCATTTATTTTGGTTTTTATAGATTTAATATTTTTAGTAAGTTCATTAATTAATTTTTCTGATATCCCAGCCATATTCAATAAATATTTTTAGTTTATATATCTTAGACCCTATTCTCCGAATCTAAAAGCTTCTTTTTTTCCATTTTTTTCAGTATTTTTTTTATTTTTATTTTCTGTAGAAGTATTTATTTTTTCTATCCATATTTGATATTCATAAAATGGTAATGTTTCTAACCAAAAAGGGTCTACAAAATGAATATTACATAAATTAAATTTTATTTCCAAGTAATTGTCCAAGGATATCTGAAATAACGAAAATAGATTTGATTCCGTCTTTGAAAAGAATTTTAGCATTTATTTCTTGACTACAATTAGGGCAAATTAAAGATGAATATAATTTAGTACCAATCTTAAGTTCTTTAGCTAACATAAAATAAAGGGAAAATTCTTCTTTTGTCCAATAATCGGATTCTCTATATTTTTGGTATATTAAATCAACAGTTATTTGATTTCTTTCTGGTAAAATAAAGGGTAAAATTTCCTTAAATGAAGAGTCTATTTTATTTTTTTTTAATTCCATTTTAATTAAAAACTCGTCTATTTTTTCTTTAGTTCCTATAGTAGGCATACTCATAATTATTAAATCCTCGGGATTTTCTTTTAATCTAAATTCAAACCTTTTATTTAAGGGAGAATAATAATCCATTATTTTTTCATCTATTTTAAAAAAATCTAAGCATCCACTTCTTAATTCATATCCGTTAACATAAGGACATCCAGGTTCTGCTTTACATTTTTTAATAGGATTTAGTATTATTTTATTTTCACCTTTAAGAAAAGTAAGATCTCTTATAGCTACAATTAAATAAAACCTATCTTCTTGAATAAGATCTAAATATTCAACAACTCCTGATTTAGTAAATTGCATTCTCATGCATCTATCAAGAATATAATTTAGTTGGTCTGGGACTGAAATCTTATCATCTTCGTCTATAGTAGAAAAATGTCTAATTTCTACAACGCTTGCTGGTCTTATAGCTATTTGGGATCCATCAGGATAGAACAAACCTAGAGAAGGTAACATATCCAATGGAAGATTTTTCCAACCGGTTTCTAGTTCGGCCCCAGTTCTTCTAATTTTAGTATCTACCTTTCCCAAATTAGTAGGACTATGTGGAGATTCTTGATTATTAAAGATTTGTTTTTTTTCTTGTTTTATATTATTTATATTTCCAAGAGATTGTTCTTTACTTTCGACAATTCTTTTAACTAAAGGATTTTTTTCTTTTATATCGTCATCGTAAACAAACCCACTTTGTTTTTCTTTAGATTTTAGTATTTCCTCTGGGGACAAATTATTTGACATATGTATGTATTTTAAGTATATACCTTACCCCACAAAAAAACGGAAAATCCTAAAATAAGATTTTCCGCTAAAAGTTTTATTTAAATTACAAAAATATATCTTCCCAGTAATCTACTTTCCAGCTAGCTTCTAAAATATAAATGTCACTAGATTCATAGGTTAATTCCATTACATTTAAATCTTCCGAAAGAAAGCAGCTAGGTAGTGTAATTCTTCTATAAACTTCTCCCGCTTTATTAAAAACTGAAATTACCATAGATCCAGTATAATCAGATTTTACCCCCATTGCTCCAGTTAAAGGATTATAAATTAAATCCGCCCATTGTCTAAGAGCCTTATAAACAGACATAGAATTTTTATCATCTAGGTTTATTTCAAATTCTACTCTTAAATCTAAATCACTAGTGCTTGGTTCACCACCTGCATATCTACGAGTAGCAAATTTATAATGCTGTTCAACAGGTGCTTGTGGTTGAATATCCACTGTTAATCCACCAATGGACTTAACAGCTTGTGTTAATATACTTTCTCCCTGAAATGTTCCGTCTAACGGAATTGAAGTCGGTGGAGTAATTAAAAGCTCAAATTGATTTAGAAATATAGGTTCATAATCACCCATACCCGACTTACTATTTTTAAAATGTGATAATCCTGCCATTTTACTTTATTAATTTTTATAAAAATAAATCATCCCAGTAATCTACTGCAAATGTCATATCCTCTATTTGAAATAAACCTTCGTTTAAGTAGCCTAAATCCATAGATGGTAATGGTTTAGTTGGATATACATCTCTACATGTAACTCTTCTAAATACCTCACCTGATTTATCAAAAACTGATATTACTATACTTCCTGTATAATCAACCTTTAGACCCTGAGCTCCAGTTAAAGGATTATAAATTAAATCCGACCATTGTCTTAAAGTTTTAAAAACATACATAGAATTTTCATCATTTAGGTTAACATTAAAAGTTATACCTAAATCCATAAAAGTTTGTCCTGGCTTAGCACCAGCATAATTTCTTTTAGCAAATTTATATTTTTGATCTATAGGAGCTGGTGTTTTATCAACAGAAAGCCCGTTAACCGACCTGACCTGTTCTAGAAGCAATTCCCCTCCGGGAATACCGCTAGGTGTTGTTATAGAAACCTCAAACTGATTTAGAAAAACAGGTTCATATTTATTCATACCCGCTTTTGCATTACTATAGTGTGATAATCCAGCCATTTATACTATTATTATTTTCTTATAATTCTAATCTATATATCATCAAATGAAATAAAAAGAAAAATTATATGTTATTTTATAAAATATCTACTATACCATTTAATAAAGCATGAAAGTTTTATTAAACATCAGAAAAATAATAAACGACCAGTAAATACTGATCGTTTTAAATTATTTAAACAAAGTTTATAAATCCTCCAGATGCTATTCCACCCGTTCTAGTAACAGTTATTCTATTTACAAATTTTTGTAATCCTCTAGCTGGTTCTACGCTAATGTCTATTATTCCCATATTCATATCAATTATAGACTTAGTATTATTAGAAGAATCCATTGTTGTTTTATAAGTATAAATTCCACCACCAGCTCTAACTCCATCTAAGTAATTATCTACAAGGGTTTTAATTTCTAATCTAATAGAATCCTCGTTAAAATCGAATAGATAATTTGATAATATTTCCTCGACATCATTTTCAACGCTAATTAATATATCTCTTACGTGGATTAAATTAAATGCTGAATTAACCTGTTGATAAGCGGTATTATTTCCAAATATAACAGGACCTAATCCGCTTTTTTTAATAATAGGATTTAGCCCAAAGGGTTCTAGGTTTTCTCTATCCCCAGCATCGAAATCATATTCAAGTCCTATTATAGAAGGACCCGAAAGTACTCCCCTTTTCATTCCCGCTATAATAGAATAAGGTTCTCCGTTTGAAAATTTACGAACAAAGTTATTTGAAACGAAAGCCGCAGGAGGAACTTTTATATTTTTATTACTTTCTCTTAATACTAAATAAGGTGTATAAAATCCACAATATTTAGCCCCTTGTTCTTCTGTCGGTAAAGTAAATGTATATGAAGGATTTAAAGAAAGATTTCCTCCAGTTACAATATATTTAGTATTTATAGAAGGGAAAGGATCTACGTTACTTGGAGCGTCGGTAAATCTAGGATCAACTGAATTTCTAAACTGGGAAATAGAAGGTGCATTAATTAAGGCTAAAGCTTTTTGTCTATCTTTTGCTAGTTTAGAAAGTTGATATTTAGAATTCGGTAATATTTGTCCAGAAAAAGTATCAACAACATATCTGAATGATATAACGTCTTTTGTTGCTAATGTTGAAGCAATATTAGTATCGTATAAAACATCTAGTATTTCAGTAATCCTTGCATCACTTCCGTTTGGTCTATGCGTAGCTCTCATTATAAAACCTTTTAAATATGTAAGTTGAAAAGATTTAGTAAATTCCTCTATTGGTCTAAATTTTCTAACCGATAATGTACCGGTTTGATAATATTCAATTGGTCTTGCTGTAGTAACCTTAACAATATCTATAGAGGTAGTTTTAGATACAGAAAGAACCTTAGTTAATCTACTTTGTTGATTTTCCGAAGAATCAGTACATATATCCTTATCAGTAGAAACTAATAAATCACCTACCGAAATTTGATAAACCAAAGGATTCATATTAAATGAAACTGAATCTATTCTTGTTACGTTATCTATCATTTCATTAATAGAGCCTTCGGAAGATATTATATTAATAGCACCAGGGTCACTAGTTAATGCAAACCCCGAATTATTGCTAGTAAAAGTGGCATCCCAATCAAAAATGTTAGTTTGTGCTGAAGATCCTGTTCCAGAGGTTACTACGTTTCCGTTATCTCTACTTATATTCACGTATGCCCTTGCATAAACTAAATCAAATTGGTCTCTATCTACACTTGATGTTAATGTTAACCATTGTTGATTTCCTGAAGGATCTGAATTATTTTGGGTAGTGTCTCCGTTTTTTATTTCTTCTTTTTTAGCGTCAGAATAAAATGTAGAAAGAGAATATCCAATTAAGGTTTCTGCCTTTGGTAAGGAAGGGTTTGGTAAGGCTGCTCCTGTTGCTCCAGTAGGTGTTGGTACTAAAGCTCTGTTTAAAATATCACTTTTTCCGAATTGGTATGAAGATGCTGTTAAAGTAACGTCTCCTGAAGTTGAACTATTTGCAGGATCTATTATAATACCTAATCCTCTATAAGTAGGGGTATCTAATGGGTGACTAAAAATTATTCTAAGTGCTCCGCTAATTTCCTTTACACTTTTTATTTTTAATTTAATTAAATCATCTTCAGCAAATTGATCTATTACATTATCGCTTCCTGTTATAGTAGAGATTGTTCCAATAACAAAATGCTGATCGTCGCTAGTATTTATAGACAAAAACGATTTTAGTTCTATTAAATCTTCCGCTGTTGGCCCAGTCCCTCCAGAGGGTAGGGTTTCTATAAAGTGATAACCTCCGTCAAAATTAGCAGATGAATACGGAAGAAATAAATTAGATTCTAATCCTTTATCACCCGTTGCTCCTTCTGGAGAAAATAAGCTACCTACTTTAAGATCACTTCCAGATCCTGTAATAGAAAGTAAATAGGAATTTTGATTATATTGGTAATCTGCTAATAAAGCTTGATCATAACTTAAGAAATTTAATCTAGGTACTACTAAATCTCCATCTGCTGTTAATTCGTCAATTAAGTGATGTCCAACTAAATCTATTCTAGATGTGTTGTTACATATACCTTCTATTCCTTTTTCGTCAATTGCACAAAATAATCCTGTTTGTACGGTTTGGTTATTTATTAAGGTTTCTATATATTGGCTATTTCCTCCAAGATCTACAAAACCAGGAAGTATAGAACCACTTACTGATGTTATTATATTAACATCAGGATCTGATAAAAAATTATCAATTTGGCTTTTTATAAATCCATTTGCGGTAAAGAAATTTCCCCATTTTGGATCTAAAGATAAAGTAATATAATCTGTCCAGTCTCCCGAAACTGATATAACATCAACAAAATAATCGGAAATATAATCATATGCGTGTACATAGGAAGGGACATTTTCAGCCCCGTACCAATCTATAGCAAAAATATCATATCCTAGTATTGGAGAATTTGCATCTGTAGATTTTCTAACTATAACACTAGATGCTTCTTTCCCAAGATTAACTAGATTAAATAATTTTCCACTATCAGAAAAAGATAGAGTTGCTAAAAAATAATCAGTATCTGCAAACCAAAATCTTTCTTTATTATAAAAAGAAGCATAAAGTTTTTCAGTTAATATTCCGTTTTGTTCTTCAGTATCTACAGAAAATGATTTATATCCAACTGAATCTACTGTTGAACTGGTTTCGTCACTATTAAGCTTTAATAAATTTAAAGCAAAAACCGGTCCTGAGGATAAACAGATTTGAAGGGATCTATGAAAATAAGATCCTTGATTTTCCAGGGTTTTGTCTATATTTCCAAAAATAGCCAAAGAGGTTTTTGAATCAGGGACATAAACTGGGGTGTTAAATGGTCCCTTGTTAGAGAAACCAACAACAAGTCTTATAGTTTGAGAAGTTAATATCACATTTTCTCCTGCATCGAATTCCAGTGTATAAACTCCGGAAGCTTTAAATTGTGATAAATCTAGTTTAATTTTTTTTGCCATTATTATCTAAATATTTTTGCTAGTCTATATATCTATACGAAAAACTTTATTTAAGGTTTTTAATTAATATAGGAATAGCTTTTCTTTATATATCTAAATTTATAAATTATAAAAGATCATTAAAAGATTTATATGATGCTCCTTCTTTAGTTTTAGGTATAAATTTATCGTAAGGTGAATGTGTGATTGGTAATAAAGTTTCAGAAAGTTTAGAATTTATTAAAGATTTATATGTTTCTTCTAAATTATCATACACCTCCCCTACTAATTCGTGAAATTCTCCGGTTTCAAATATAAAAGAAAGATTTACAGTAGTCATAGCTACGTCATCATGTCCAGTTTGACTCGAATATGTACCCCTGTTATTTAAACCGAAAGTAGTCATTTCTGGTATTGTCCATTTTTTTTCATTTATCATAATAACGCCCTCCTTTATTTTAGATCTTAAAGTTTCACATGCTTTCATTTTATTTTTAGCATTGTATTTAATTCCAATTTTTGGTCTTTTAGCAGCTTCAGTATGCTTAGTATAAAGAAATAGCTCTTCGTAAAGGTCTTCATTATTCATTAATTTTTCAATTAATAATTCCCCTTTAAAATTCATTTCTAAAGCAACTTTAATCTGATTTACACCAAATACATCCAAAATTAAAATTTCGAGTATTTTTTGAATGGTTTCCAGTTTAGCTTCATTGTTTCTGTATACACCAACCTGAAGCAAACCGAAAAAATCAGATTCGTCATTAAAATCCTCTATTTCTTCTATTCTATTTTTTGGTAACGGAACAACTTTAAATATATTAATTACACTATGATCTCCCTTTCCACCAGAGGCTAAATCAACAGAAAATACATACTTTTTTCCAGGAAAAAAGCAGCTATCTAAATCAAATTTAGGATGCCATAAAAGATTTTCGTAAATAGTCCCGGAATCATGAAGACCCTCTATTTCTTTCCATTTATATTCAGACTCGTTATGCTTTATTGATTTTAATTCATTAGAACTTAATAAAAGAGAACTAGAGCTTAGAAATTGATTTCCATATTCTTGGTTAAATAACTCTTCACTACCAAGATTTGCTATTTCTCTTTTTTTCCACGCTTCGTCTTTTCCTGGGACCTGCCACCAATCAACCCTTATTGGATTAAAGTCATTTTTTCCTTCCAGCCCGTCTTTGTATAAGTCATAAAATTTATTCATGCCGTTAGGGGTAGAGGTTATTATTATTCTGGATACTTTAGACGAGGATACTGTAGGATAAGTAGATCTGAAAAAAGATTCCATGAAATTCTCATTAATATGTGCAAATTCATCCATATAAAGAAAATGTATAGTAAACCCTATTCCTGTTGTTTTAGTAGTAGTTTTAGCAGATACCCTACATCCATTATCAAATTTCATAGTCATGACGTTATTTACCTTCATTCCAGGTTTTAAAAAAAATGGCAATCCCCTTACTATATCTTTAATTTTATCCATTAGCTCTTCAGCAGTATCACCAACGTTAGCAAGAATCATTGCATTTTTGTCATGATTGAATAAAAGATACCAAACTAATATTATAGCAGATGTTATACTTTTACCAACTTGTCTTGGAGCCAAAAATATATTAAATCTATTTGATTGATATTCTCTTAATACGGAATCCTGATAATCTCTTAGTGTTAGATAACCTAGGCCTTCGTCCATCATAACTTGACAATACTTAGCAAAATATGTTACGTCTTTAGCACATTTCTGCATTTCTAGTATTTCGTCGGAAGTAAACTCCCATAAAAGATTAGCTGCTTTTAATTCAGTATCTGCTTCATAAAAAGGAGTATCTAATTTTTTAATGTTAAGACCATCTTCGTCAATCTGTCTAAGTAATTCATTAACTCTTTCAGTAGACCAGTAATTATTATCAATTTCTTTCATATTTATCCATTAAATAAATCAGTGTCTATCCCATATTCATCAGAATCCTTTTTATTAACGGGATCATTTAAATTTTTTTTATGATCTATTTTTATTTTTTCTCTAGCATTAACTACTGCTTTATCGTCAAGATTTTCTATAGTAACGTCTTCTATTTCGGATCCAAGAATATCTCTAAGGTTTTCCATAAGACCTCTATTTCCTCTAACCTTTATTCCACTTTCTCCTGATGTAGATTTTCCGGTACTTTCACCTTCTTCATCTATAATTACTCCTCCCCTTAGTTTTTTTTGCTCAAAATCAGTTTTCATACGTTTATATGAATCCTCCATTTTACCCATATATTCTTGGTAATCTTTAGGCATTTTCATTATTTGATTCTGAAGTTGAACTAAACCGTCTATTAACCTTGGGTTCATATTACCTAGGTCAATTTCTTCCATTATTTTTTATAATAGTATGCTGAGATGTTCTTAGTTGCAAAAGCATAGATGAAATATTCATAGCATCCATTTTCTTTTTATAGTCTATATGGTCCTCTTCACCTATTAAATCTGCATCCAAATAAAAATCTACCATTTTATCCAAAAGTATTTTTGCATTTACACCGGAAGCTAATTTTTCAGCTTCGAAGTCTAACATAACAGAATTTTTAAGCCTAGGTAGATCACCACTAGTTAATGAGCTTAATTCAAGGGATTCTTTAGTAATTATAGAATCTAGGGTTTCTTTTATTTTTTCTTGTATTTGTTTTTCGGGATTTGGTTTTCTTCGTGGCATTGTTATTAATTTAATTATATATTGTTTAGTATATAACTATATAACAAGAAATAAATAAAAATTAAGATAGATAAAAGAAATTACATCTTATGAAAATTATAAAGAATGCATTTTATTTATTTCTTTTATTTCCTGTTCGAAAAAAAATAATAGCGAATCTGAAGATTGGATTAAAGAAGCAAAAAAACCAATAACAATATACTAAGGGAAAAACAAACAACGTTAATAAATTTAGATATACTTTAATAGATTCGAATTTTAACGTAAATGAAACCGGGCTTACCGATTTAAAACTTCCAAAAACTATAGAATAAATTACCTATTTCTAGCAAATCTTCTCAGTTCTAATGGTGGATTAGCATTGTCTATAACATAAGCTAATTGTTCATCCCTAATAATATTTTGGTTAAGTATTGTGGATTGGTTATCTATATCTATCATATTTTTAAATATCCTAACATTACTTAAATATAAAGGGGATGTAAATATCTTATAAGAATTTTCATTAGTTCCGTAATAGGGGCTACTATTATCGATATTAATATTTTCTGGGGCATTAAAAAGTATTTCAGAATCTAAAGTCATTATATATTCGTGGACTTTTTTTAGTTCGCTACTTTGATTTTGAGGATTAGTTGGCTCGTATGACATTTCCCATATATTAACTGAAACCTGCTTATATTTATTAGAAATATTTATAACTATTCCGTACCAATTGTCAATAACTGGTTCAAACTGCAAGGAGGTATTTATTTCTATTTCATTAATTTTTATTTCTAAACTTCCAGAACCTAAGAAATTAGTTATTTCTTTTTCTATTACCCCACTATGTATAAGATCTACTCTAACGCCTTTATAGTTTTCATCATCTTCTAAATATAAACCATCAATCATATTTCTTGATTGAGCCTTTTGCATTCTCCATCCTGTTGTATCTAAAGCCTGGCTTTTACCATAATCTTTTACAGTAAATCTATAATTATCTAAAACGTCAATTACCTTAAAAGCCCCAGTATGGTTAACATCACCATTTATTGAAACGTATCCATCAGGGTTTGATTTATACCCTTTATTTTCAACAAGCTTATGAGCATATGGATAAGTACTATATGCTATTTTATCATTAACCTTAGATTCTATTTGAACATTTAACGGAACCGAAGAGGTTTTTAACATTTTACTGTATCCGTAGTAATTACGTAAGCTAAACCAATTAGTAAAAGATAATTCTTCTTTTTCTAATAAAATAGGAGATGCTTTATATCTTATAGCTTCTTTATATTTAAAAGGGGAATAAGAAAAATCGCTATCGTCAATAAAGCTTGAATTTAGATCGTAATAATTATTAAAAATTATGGTCCAATTATTATTAAGATCGTAGCCTATTATAGAAAGGTCGTTAAATATATAAGATCGATTAGGATCTTCAGATCTTCTTTGAGAAGTTGTTTGATATTGAGCAGGTTTTAAGTTTTTTTCCTCCTCGTTTTTTATTGCTTCACTAAACAACTCTTCGTTACTTATTCCTATAGCTTCTAAACCTTCCTTATCTGCAGGATCTTTAAAATAAGTATTACTTTTAGGTTCGTATTTTTTTAATTCTATTTTAAAATATACCGGTGAATTCATAAAATCTTTAAATAAGTAGGTAGAATTAATTTCATAAATTCTACTAGTAATAGGAAAATAAAGAATATCTCTTTTTCTAGGTTGACTATTTTTACCAAAAAATTCTTCAAAATATGCTTTGTCTATATGAATTTCGAAAGGTTCTTCGAATGTTATTCCGAACGGATCATATTGAACCTTACTATCTGGAAGCTGATTATCTGGAATAACTACTTTTATACAACTTTGAGAAACTACATCAAAAATAGTATATTCTTTTAATAAAATATCCTTTCCTCTAGCTTGTGGTTGAACTGAATAATAATTAACATCAAAGCCAAACATTTTATTAACAATTAAACTTAAATCCTTATATAAATTTATGCCCTGATTTACTGCATAAGGATCAAAAGTAAAAGAATCCCCTGTAAATACGACGGGTCTGTTATTTTTTTCATCTCCGCATCTTATATTGGGTGGAATTATTATTGTATTTTCTCCTATGTTAGATTCTTCGTAATCTAGGTCAAGGTCAAGGTCGATTATGGATACAGTAGGGTCTATAGGTTCGTTGGAATTGTATGATATACTACCATCCTCATTAACTAGAGTTGAAGTAAATCTAAACTCCGGATAGAAATTATTCGATGGATCTAATTGAATTTCAGAAAAAGAAATAAGATTATTCGGAGTTTCACTTTCAGAAAATCCCGTTAAAGCTGTACCAGAATCAGTCCATAATGACCAACTTTTTCCATCTATACTATACCTAAATTCTATTTTAATATCGTTAGAATTTAAAATAACCCCGTCATTATCTGATACTGCTCCTGCCTCTATAACCCATCCGTTAATTTTATTAACGTTTTTAAATGGTTGATCCCACGAAAGAACCCGATGACTTCCAATATATTTAAAATTTATAGCAGATTGGAATTGATCCATTCTTATATTATAGTAGGTTTCACTACTACATGGCATAAAAACAGTTTTTCCATTATAAGAAATCTCGTGATATCCGTTACATTCTAATTGTTCAGCTCTTGCTAATGCTCCTTCTATAGTAGAAAACATATCGCTAGTGCTACTAACTTGAGCCTTTTTAGTGTTTTCTATTCCCGAATTTTTACTGTATTTCGGATCTGATAAATTTCTTTGTTCACCACTACTATTATATACTGGTAAACCGTTTTTTGGTTTTTTATTTTCAGGAAAAAAAGTCATTCAATATTATATTTTTAATAGTCGGTTTAGACCTTCTTATATATCGAATGAATAATTTTCTGCTTTATAAATTTGTTTTAGCCCATTCAATAAGATCTATATCAAGCAATATATTTCCAAGCTCATCTGTAGCCTTTATTAATAAAGGACTGATAATTTTTTTATTTGACATGGAAAACATACCACTAGATATTAAACTTGAATAGTGTGTAAAGCCCGTTAATTTTTCACTCATAATAACATTACATTTACTTCCGGGTACGTTTGAACTAAAATCTACTATTGCACCTTCATTAAACCTAAAAATAGCTTTATGGTTTATTGGGGAATATACAAATTTATTTTTTATCACATTTTCATAAACGTTAATTCCTTTTTTGTTTAATTTCATAGCGATATTAATTTTCTGATTTTATTTTCTGTTGTATCTGAAGATCCCAAGTAATTTACATAAGGCTCTAGATCATAGTCATCCATATATGAAGGTAATCTATACATTAAAATAGGTAATCGGTTAGCTATAGATTCCCTTATTACAATTGGAGCTAGCTCACACTTTGATGTAAATAAAAATAAATCAGCAGCTTTATAAAAATCTGAAACGTTATCTACTTCTCCCCATATTTTACAATTAGAAGGCAATTCTTTAATCAAGGGTTTCCAATACGAAGAAAAATTGGATGCCATATTACCCAGAAAATGAAATTCTATCTGTTCACCAATAAAACTTTTAGCATATTCTATAATATCTTTCTGGTTTTTACCTGGTGTAAATAAACCAACGTTTATAATATGCTTTTTATTACTAGAAAGCCCTAGTTTATTTATAAATTTTATTCTATCGAATTCCGAAACAGGTTCTAAATGATATTCTAATATTTCTGATTCTACTTTTAAATCCTTATAGTATTCTACCATCCATTTATTAACCATAATAAATTTATCTGGTAAAAATATTTTTTCATTAGGACTAGTAGTTGATGAATGTGGGGTTTCAAAAATTAAATAAGACCTTTCTTTTTTGTATAATTTTCTTATTGTTTCAATCGGAATGAAACTTTCTGGAATATCTTCAAAATGTATTATATCTGGAAAAATTTCATTATCTATAATATCTGTTATTTTTTTGTCATCGCCTAAAATTATTAACCTTTTACCCAAGATTTTAGATATTTGTTTTTTTTGCACATCGTACATTTTAGCAACATCAGCCCACAATACGCAATAAACCTGAGCAATCGAATTGAAAATTTCAATTTTTTTAAGTAGATATTGAGGCATACCTCCAGTAGAAAGATGGGGAGTAATATAAAGTATTCTTTTTTTCCCTAAGTCTATAGAGTTAATATCTTTATCTATTTTAAATAAAGATTCTACTAAAGAATTTTTATATTTTCTTAGCAGTGTAGAATCCATTATACACTTACACCTGTTATTAACTCAATGGCAGCTCCTAAATATATAGAATCTTTTATTGATAATACTCCTGCTTTGTGAGCTTTTTCCGAAGCTTGAATTAATATATGTATAGCATCCCTTTGATTCATATTAGGGATTTCTTTAAATACAGAAATTTTATTATCTAATTCAGTATTATTTTCTTTATTATCTAATTCAGTATTATTTTCTTTTCCCATAATAAAAGTATTTAAAGTCATATTCGGTATTTAAATAAGGTTTCGGGTAAAATCTAAAATTAATTGAATAAGTAGCGTTGAAATAATGTTAAATATATATATTAGGTTTGGTGATATTTAAGGGTTAAAACTACAGAAGGTTTTTGAATACCTACTGTTAAAGGTAATATATCTACACCAAAATAATCATCATCTGGCATATCCACATCCAGATCGAAATTGTTTTTACCTCCTGATACATAGGATTCTGTATGTATAGTAGAACCCCCGGTATCGTCAATAATTAATACATTTCCTGTAGCCGTAGATGCTTGGTTTCCCATTTGAATTCCAGTAAGAATCCAGGAACCTATTATATATGCTCTATCTATTCCACCATAATTAAGAGGTACGTTACTTCCCGTAGAACCAGAGGCTACAGAGCTAAAGAAATCAATTTGTCTAGTATATTCAGAAAGCCATTTAGAACGATGCTCGTCATAACCAAACATCATACCTATATCAGTTCTAAAAAAATTCTGATAAGAACTAGGGCTTTCAGGAAATCCAGTTCCAGAATCAAACCCAGCAGAAGAACCGTCTGCTCCAGTGGCTCCGTCTGCTCCAGTGGCTCCGTCTGCTCCAGTGGCTCCGTCTTCTGGAGTTCTTCCGTCTTCTCCTGATGTTCCAGAGGTTCCATTTGCACCGGTTGCTCCGTTGTCTGGAGTTTTTCCGTCGATTCCACTTGTTCCTGAGGTTCCGTTAGAACCATTATTTCCTGTGGTTCCCGATGATCCACTTGTTCCTGATGTTCCGTTTGAACCATTATTTCCTGTGGTTCCTGATGATCCACTTGTTCCTGAGGTTCCGTTAGAACCATTATTTCCTGATGTTCCTGATGTTCCTGATGTTCCTGCTGGTCCTCTATCCCCTGTTGCACCATCTTCTCCTGATGTTCCGTTTGAACCATTATTTCCTGATGTTCCTGATGTTCCGTCTTCCCCTGATGTTCCGTTTGAACCATTATTTCCTGATGTTCCGTTTGAACCATTATTTCCTGATGTTCCTGATGTTCCGTCTTCTCCTGATGTTCCGTCTTCTCCTGATGTTCCGTTTGAACCATCGTTTCCTGATGTTCCAGATGTTCCGTTTTCTCCTGAAGTACCGCTAGTTCCAGAGGTTCCAACTACGCTTATACCGTCTTCTCCTGAGCTTCCGGAAGTTCCGTTTGATCCTGTTGCTCCGTCTGATCCACTGGTTCCTGAAGTTCCATTAGTTCCGTCTTCTCCTGAAGTTCCATTAGATCCGTCTTCTCCTGAAGTTCCATTAGATCCAGTTGCTCCGTCTTCTCCTGAAGTTCCATTTGATCCATTACTTCCTGAGGTTCCGTCTGAGCCACTGGTTCCTGAAGTTCCGTTTGATCCATTAGATCCTGAAGTTCCATTAGTTCCGTTTTCTCCTGAAGTTCCATTAGATCCAGTTGCTCCGTCTTCTCCTGAAGTTCCGTTAGATCCAGTTGCTCCGTCTTCTCCTGAAGTTCCGTTAGATCCACTTGTTCCTGAGGTTCCTGAGGTTCCCCTAGTTCCACTAGTTCCAGATGTCCCAATTATACTTATTCCATCTTCACCAGAGGTTCCAGAGGTTCCTTCTGATCCTGTTGCTCCGTTTTCACCAGAAGTTCCTGAAGTTCCGTTAGATCCACTAGTTCCGGAGGTTCCATTAGATCCCGTTTCCCCGTCTTCTCCTGAGGTTCCGTTAGTTCCGTTAGTTCCGTTAGTTCCACTAGTTCCTGAGGTTCCGTTCGAGCCATTGGTTCCGGAGGTTCCATTAGATCCTGTTGCTCCATTTTCTCCTGAAGTTCCATTAGTTCCGTTAGATCCTGTTGCTCCGTTCGAGCCTGTTGCTCCGTTGTTTCCTGAAGATCCACTAGTTCCAGATATTCCTATTCCATTTTGACCAGAGGTTCCAGAGGTTCCTGTTTCTCCACTAGTTCCAGATGTTCCGTTAGCTCCATTTTCTCCAGAGGTTCCGTTAGCTCCTGTTACTCCGGCTTCTCCAGCTTCTCCAGCTTCTCCAGAGGTTCCCGAAGTTCCGTTTTCTCCAGAGGTTCCTGAAGTTCCATTAGATCCTGTTACTCCGGATTCTCCAGAGGTTCCTGAAGTTCCATTAGATCCTGTTACTCCGGATTCTCCAGAGGTTCCTGAAGTTCCATTAGATCCTGTTACTCCCCCTAAGAAAAGTTCCCATGTATTATTTCCGTCTATGGTTTGAAGTGTATATGATTGTCCATCAGTAGGATATTCAGGAACGTCTAAAAGTTGATCTAAGTTTTTATTATCAGACATTCCAAGAAAACAACTAGTTTCGGAAATCATTATAGGGTCTCCTCCACTCTTAGTAATAGTAATAAATACCCCATCGAGATAAGTTATTGACTGCCATCCAGATTGTACTGTTCCTGAGTTAGAAACCCATGTTATCCCATAATCTTCAGAAACCATTACTAAATTAGTTCCAGTTTCGGCAACTGCAACTAAAAGACCGTCCCCATAAATGAGGCTTGTCCATTCATTTTCTTCAGCTGCAGAATAGGAAGTCCAAGTTAAACCTAAATCTGTTGAACGCATTACTCTATTTGTTCCATCTAACGAAACTGCAACAAATACTCCGTTTTTATATTGAATGTCTTGCCAGTCATTATTTTCTGATGAAGCATGGGAAGTCCACGTTAAACCTAAATCTGTTGAACGCATTACTCTATTTGTTCCTGTTCTTGCTAACGCTACAAATACGTTATTACCATATGCAATTGTTTGCCATTGATTTGATTCTGGTTCATTAATGGATACCCAGGTTTCCCCGTTATCTACAGAACGCATAATTCTAGAACCGCCTCCAATAGAAACGGCAATAAATACCCCGTTACCATAAGCAATAGAAGCCCATTGATAATTTTGAGAAGCTGCAAAACTACTCCAGGTTAAACCAAAATCAGTTGATTTTATTACCATTTCTCCAGAAGTAACAGAAAAGGCAACGGCTACAAAAGTTTCGTTACCATAAGCAACTGAGGACCAAATTCCAATATTTGGTGTAGAAATTCCAGTCCATGTTTGCCCTTTATCAGAGGAACGAATTATTAATTCACCTCCTGTACCCCCGCCTCCTACTCCTATAAGAATCCCGTTACCTGAAGTAACCTTATTCCAGTTTGCAATAGCTGGTGAAGATATATTAGACCAGTCATTTAGCTCGCAATATCCTTCTGATAATACCCAAGTATTAACCCCGTTTATAGTTTGTGCTATATATTTTCTTCCGTCCTCTGGATATGAAACCATATCTGAAAGTTCGTCCCAATTTCCGGTTGATCCTGTTGCTCCAATAGGTCCGGTTGATCCAATAGGTCCGGTTGATCCAATAGGTCCGGTTGATCCTGTTTCTCCTGCTGAGCCATCAAATCCAGAAGAACCTGATGTTCCATTAAACCCAGCAAAACCAGAAGAACCTGATGTTCCAGAAGAACCTGATGTTCCGTTTGTTCCTGTTGGACCGGTAGTTCCGCTAAGCCCAGTTTCCCCAGTTGGTCCTATTTCTCCAGTTGGTCCTATTTCTCCAGTTGGCCCAGTAGATCCAACTTCTCCTGTTGTTCCAGTAGACCCAGTAGACCCAACTTCTCCTGTTGGTCCAGTAGACCCAACTTCTCCAGTTGGCCCAGTAGATCCAACTTCTCCTGTTGTTCCAGTAGACCCAGTAGACCCAACTTCTCCTGTTGGTCCAGTAGCTCCAGAAGGTCCAGTAGCTCCTGTTTCTCCGGGAGTTCCATCAGATCCGGGTATACCTCTAAGGTTTATACACCAATTACCAAATGTTCCAGAAGCAGAAGAATTAGAAAGTACATAGATTCCTATATCCCCTGTTACTTTATTATAAGTTAGTACATTACCGCTAAAATAGTGCACTGCGTCATAAGCTACTATAACACTTTGGCCTGGAGTATATGCCAAATTAGAAGAAGTAGTTATATTTACTGTAGAATTTAAATCTAAAGGTAAAGTAATTGAGTCTATTATTGTGCAGTCGCTGTATAAATCACCTGTTGCTCCTGTTATACCAAATCCGGTGGATCCAGTAGAACCTATTGAACCCGTTGCTCCTTTTTCCCCAGTAGCTCCTGTTATACCAAATCCGGTGGATCCAGTAGAACCTATTGAACCCGTTGCTCCTTTCTCCCCAGTAGCTCCAGTAGCTCCACTTTCTCCTGAGGTTCCAGACAATCCCTGAATTCCTCTAATATTTATACACCAAGAAGAAAAAGTTCCTGAAGAAGAAGAATTAGAAACTACATAAACGTTTGCATCCCCGGTTAATTTATCATAATCTAAAATATTCCCCGTAAAATAATTGGTAGCATTATATGATATAATAACACTTTGTCCTGGGGTATATGCTAAACCTGTAGATGCTGTTATATTTACACTAGAAGCTACAGTAAGGGGAATAGTTAGGGTATCTGTTATTGTACAATCACTATATAAATCACCTGTTGCTCCTGTAGGACCAAATCCGGTTGCTCCTATTAGACCTGCCGAACCAGTAGGACCCATATTTCCGTCCTGTCCCGATGATCCGGAGGTTCCATCAGATCCTGAAGTTCCATCAGTTCCTGAGGTTCCATCAGATCCTGTTGCTCCGTTAATTCCGGAGGTTCCATCAGATCCTGTTGCTCCGTCAGTTCCTGAGGATCCCGAAGTTCCTGAGGATCCCGAAGTTCCTGAGGATCCCGAAGTTCCATTAGTTCCGGAAGTTCCAGAAATCCCGGAAGTTCCTTCAGTTCCTGATGAGCCTGAAAATCCGTCTAAACCGGAGGTTCCATCTATCCCTGAGGTTCCATCAGATCCTGTTGCTCCTTTAGTTCCATCTATTCCTGAGGTTCCATCAGTTCCTGTTGCGCCTTCAGTTCCGGAGGTTCCGGAGGTTCC